GGCTCGATATCTCGGGCGATGGCTGGGCGTCTTCGGTGGTGTATTCCGCGCCGGTGCGCGGTTCGGTCGAGCTTGACTTCCTATCGCGTACGGCGAGGGCGGGAAGCATCGACGCGACGGCAAACGCCTCGATAGCTGGCTGGCATTCGGTGCCGCCTGGCTCGTGGGCGCGGTTTGCTTTGCAGGGCGGCGGCGCGGTTGGTTCCGCGATCGTCGAATGCAGGGATACGTACATCTAAGGAGTTGCATCATGACATGCATCACGACAGACAGGACGGCGCTTGGAATCGCCCAAGACGTCGACGGAAACGGGCTAGACCCGCTGACTCATCGCAAGCTCATTCAGGCGAAATGGGAGAACCCTGGAATCGTTTGGGGGCTTGATGTTTCGGCTTCAAAGACAGGCGGCCTCAAGTACGACGTCTCGGAAGGCGTTGCGGTCGTATGCCGAAGCGAAGCTGACGGCTACGCCGAGGCATACTTTGGCGGCGGGACAATCGAGCTAGATCCCGCAGACGCGTCGCTTGGAAGGCTCGACGTTATCTGGATTCGCGCGCACGACGCGAGTCAGGGCGACGTGGACAATCGCATAGAGGT